ATTGAGTTGCATGGGGTGCAAGCATGGGAAAAGAACAAGCGTACAACTAATAGTACGTCACTTGTATGGTCGGTCAATTATGATTACATTGGTGCAGACTTAGAAGAATATCCACAATCAGACTTCTGATAGTACTTGTTAGCCGCCCTTTATTGGGCGGCTATGAAGTGCAATCAAGCACGTTAACGAAGGAAATAATGATATGCCAAGAACAACATTCGGAAAAACAAGACCACAAGATAATCCATACGCGACATACCAGAACGCCCAAGGCTGGACTTGGAAAGTATTAAAAACTTATAAGCACTCAAAATCTGAGAATGACTATTCTAGATGGTTTGTTGCCGCTACATCACCTCATATGCACAACGGCCAGTATGAGCTAGGCGATACCTACGCGGGTGAGATCAAAAACTATGGCACTCTGGTCCAAGCTGATCCGCTCTGGATTGAGCAATACCATACACCATCTAAAGTACAAGCGTAATAGTACTTGTTAGCCGCCCTTTATTGGGCGGCTATGAAGTGCAATTAAGCACGTTAACGAAAGAAATATTGTGGAACACATTATAGAAAAAATGTCAGACGACGCTTGCAATCCTAAATTTAAAGTTTTGTTTAGCTTAGTAGGAAAACGCGGGTTTGATGAAATATTAAGTAATGAGCCAAGAAGCTTTATTATTAAAATCTTAAAAGAATATAAGAACCTAGGCTATAGCCAAGACCAGATTAATCTTTTTTATGAGCGTTGGCTATTGTTGTGGCATTGGGAAGGTTACCCACAATCAGACCACGGCGAAAGATAATACTTGTTAGCCGCCCTTTATTGGGCGGCTATGAAGTGTAATTAATACAATTAAACGTCCGCTGCAGAAGCGCTGCACTAAAATAAATGGTCTGAGATTTGGACGTGAGCAAAAAATATCGTATATATATACAGCGGCAAGGCCGCAGAGCCGCAGAGCTGCAGAGAATTATACATATATATATATGTAAACAAGGCCGCAGAGCCGCAGAGCCGCAGAGCCAAAGGCCTGCAGCAGACCTGCAGCCGGACAAAAAAAACGCCTAGACCTGGATCGCAAGCTTTTAATTCATTGCTTGTTCTTTACTTGTGGATCTTATACAATAAGCCTATGCAATCATGCATTTTAACAAGGAAATTAATTATGAAAAGCGGAATCATCTACAACGGGCCAAGCCTCTTGGATGGTAAGCCTATTGTTGCCATTGCAACATGGTCAAATCGAAACACAAAAACCGGCGCGGTTTTACAAACTTATATATTGCGTTCGGATATTAATCCACTCGAGGCAAGCAAAACCGGCGAAGACTTCTCAATTTGTGGGGATTGTACCATGCGCGGGGAAGTTAACGACGACCCAAAGCGCAAGCAAGCCAAGGGCCGGCGCTGTTATGTTAACCTAGGCCAAGGCGTTTTAATTGTTTACAAGTCATTTTTGCGGGGCGTCTATTCCATGGCAAACACCAAGGCCGGCCGCAATACATTAGGCCGCGCGCGTTTCGTTCGGGTTGGAACCTACGGGGATCCGGCCGCGGTTCCCGATTTCGTTTGGACGCAATTGCTTGCAGAGGCGTCAACCTTTACCGCATATTCACATCAAAGCGGTTGGCGTCCAGATATTGCGATGCAAAGCGCGGACAATAAGGCGCAAGCTGTTGCGCATTGGACCGCCGGCCGTCGTACTTTCCGCGTGATTGCGGATCTTGGCGAGCTAGACAAGGCAAACGAGGCCCTTTGTCCCGCATCAAAAGAGGCCGGCCGGCGCGTACAATGTACCGCTTGCAAATTATGCAAGGGATCTAGCCTTGCAAAATCCATTGCAATAGTAGAACATTAAAAAACTTAGAGGCCTTCGGGCCTCTTTTAACCAATGTGATAAGGATTACACAATGAACGAATTAAATAGTGCGCTTTTAGATATGTATGATATTAGAACGCAAGCCAAACAAACAGGATTCTACAAAAAACCAAAAGATAATGATGGTACATTCTTTACCTTGGGGGACTGTATAGAGGATGTTATAACTTTCTTGGAAAATTTAGAGGCATGAAACCTGGGGCCTTCGGGCCCCTTTTAATTTATAGATACATAATTAGACAGAGCCGCAGAGCCGCAGAGCCGCAGAGTTTAGGACCACGGTCCAAAGCCGCAGAGCCGCAGAGTTATGAGCGTGGATGTTTGTGCAAGCCCGCAGAGTTTACCAAAAATTTATAATGATCCAAGATCCGAGGACGCAGTCCCTCGAACAGAGCCGCAGAGTTATCGAAACCCGCACCTGCACCCTCGGATAGGCCACCAGACAGCAGTTCTGGACCTTTTTCACCGCCAAACAAAACAAGGTTGCGCGTAGAGAGGGACTTTACCAAGAAGAAACTTAGACCACCTCGGGCATAATAAGCCATATGCCAAGCAACCTGATGAGGTGAGACTTTTACGGCGTTTCCTTTGGATACCTTCAACTCTATCCAAACGGGGAACCCATTCCAAAGTAGGTGGACATCGGGTACACCTCCTCCATGCTTGTTTTCAATCCTTGTTGCCAGTGTCTTTTTTGGCAGAGCTTTTCTTAACGTGTTCCAAAAGTTCGCCTCGGGCCCCTTGCTCATCGGTCACATCCTTATATTCCGCATCGATCACAAAAGCTTGCGGATATTGTTTTTGTAAAGCCGCCAATCGGGAGGTGATCTCATCCCTTGAGAGCTGATCCAAGGTGTTGATTTGTTCGCGTCTGTCGATAGTTAAACCACCCAATGCGGAGCGAATTTTTTCTGCATTGATTGCGGCAGAGAATTGACCCGCCTCTTCAGCACCTTGAGATAGTTGATGCAGTCGTTGAAGTTGTCCGATAGTTGTGTCAGCATAGCGTCTTTCTCGTTCAGCGCGTAGCTCAGTGACATATTCTAATACATGAGGGTAGTCCCTGCCATTTAAAAGAATAGATGCCTGTTTACGTGCGATGTCATGGGAGTACCCCGCTTTACGAGCCGCCTCGGCATTAGAATATATTCCCTCAACAATATGACGAGCAAAAGTCATCTGCCTAGTGGTTAGTTGTCTATCATGTTCGTCTTCTATTTTCTTTTTTAGCGAAGCCATAGCGTCCTCCTTTACAACAAGTATACAACAAGCAAACCACCGAAACAAGTTCTCCTATAGCTTATATCCTAGGGTGAAGTGTAAATAAAAAACCAAGAAGTTACTCTTGGGCTGGTTGTAATGTTCTCTGTATTTACACTATTATGTAAATAACACCTGCAACTGTAAATAGCTTTGTAAATAGGTATATACTACCTAAACTTCTGTTTTTATTCTATTTATTTTCGTTCTGCAGCACCTATTTACATTATTTACACCTGATTAGTATTTTCAAAAACTTTTTTTATTTTTCTGTCAGATTACTGTATATGTAAACTGAACCCATGACCGAGGACAACGGGCCGAGATAAAAGATCTTGCACTCGTGGTCTACATGTGCATTATACATAAGTGTACTACATTAATTATTTTTACCAATGTGCAAAGGATGACTATTATGAAACTAGAACTCAAAGCAATTAAGCATACTGTGTGGGCAAGTGAAGAGACACATTGCTACCAAGCTTCTTTATATGTGAACGGCAAGCCTGTTGCTATTGTGAGCAACGATGGACGTGGCGGTTGTGACCGCGACTATGACCACCCAAAGTTCAAGGGTGATTACCACACTATGATGAAGTCGATATCAGAATATTTTAAATCTTTACCTAATGAGCCTAGCGATTGGAGTGAGGATGGTTTTCCTCAAAGGCTAGAGTATTGGTGTGCTGAACAAGTTAATCGATTTGTTTCGGAGAAAGACCTCAAGCGCAAATTCAAGTCTTATATTTTGTTTCAGATTAAGGGCAAGGACGGCATTTATCAAACCAAATTTCATCCTACTGTGACCAAGGGTGAATGGATTACTAGCAAGCAATCGGATGAGACCCGTCGCATTTTAAATGATCTGCCGTTTGACGAGGCCCTAACTGTATGGAGGGCCAGTTAATGGCGTCTTCAAAAACCATTGATTTATTGATCGAGGAATATGGCACATGGTGCGCGGACCAAGGTTTCAAGTTCATGGATGCGATGGAGTTGATCCATGAGTACGACCTCACCCCCAACCAATCCACATGGATAGCCGATTTCATAGAGCGTTGGGACGGGATGTGGCATGATTTAGATAAGAAGTATGAGGCCATGAAATGAGTGCCTACTACAACGAGATCGATCCGTATGCCGCAGAGTGGCTACGCAATTTAATTAAATCAGGACACATCGCGGATGGTGTTGTCGATACAAGGAGCATCAGTGATGTCAAACCAGAAGAACTTTTTGAATTTACTCAGTGCCACTTCTTCGCAGGGATTGGCATCTGGAGCCGAGCCCTCAGAAGTGCAGGATGGTCAGATGACAGGCCAGTTTGGACCGGATCCTGCCCGTGCCAGCCTTTCAGCGGTGCTGGCAAAAGAGCAGGGACTTCTGACGAGCGGCATTTGTGGCCCCATTGGAACCACCTCATCCAAGAGTGTCGCCCTTCAACAATCTTTGGAGAACAAGTTGCAAGCAAAGATGGCCTCGGTTGGCTCGACCTTGTACAAACTGACATGGAAGCAAAGGACTACGCCTTTGGGGCGTTCGATCTCTGCGCGGCGGGCTTCGGCGCTCCGCACATCAGGCAACGCCTCTGGTTCGTGGCCGACACCGACAACTCGGGATCACAAGGGTGGATACCAAGGGGGGCGGATCAGAAACGGGAAGATCAGCACCGACACCTTGGATGTGACAGCTCAACTAACGGCGGGCTGGGCAACACCGACATCGATGACGGGGGGCACGGGGATAGCACCCTCACATCTGACGGGCAAGCACGGGTGGAACACGGGAGCGCAAGCTCAACTATCGGGATGGCCGACACCGCAAGTAGCGGACGACAACATGAGCCGAGTAACCAATCCACAGGAGTACAGCCGGAAGAGGTTGGAAACGAGGCATGCAGGTCAGAACTTAGCGGACACAGCACAAGCGCTGACGGGCCCAATAAGACTAACGGCCACTGGAAAGATGCTGACTGGATCTTCTGCCGAGATGGAAAGTGGAGGGCAGTTGAACCCAACACATGCCCGTTGGTTGATGGGGCTCCCTCAAGGGTGGGACGACTGCGCGCCTACGGCAACGGCATCGTCCCTCAAGTCGCGCAAGGTTTAATCGAAAGTTACATAGAAACAAAGGAGAATTTATAATGCCTAATCATTGTTACCAAACTGTTTATATTCATGGAGAAGGTAAAGTTGTTTCTAAACTTTACAGCTACCTAAAAACATCGCGCTCAGATATAGATCCTCGTTTCTGTGATGTCATCGTACCTGTGCCTGTGGAAATTTCACTTAATACTAATGACAGAGCTGAATACGATTGGCGTAATACCAATTGGAATACAAAATGGGATGTCTGTGATGTTGAGATACGAGAAGAACTTTATTTCAATGAAGACAAAACAACAGCAGGTTTTTCATTCTACTGTTGGACGGCGTGGGCTCCACCTATTCCAGTATGGGATAAGTTGCATGCGATGGGCATTGAAGTCGAAGCTGATTACGTTGACGAAGGCGGGTGGTTCGAGGGCGAGTATGCTTTGGGCGTAGACAACTGTTGGAGACCTGAAGATGGGGAGGAGTAAGTTATGAGTAGAACTGAACAAGTTATTAACAGTGCAGAGTTTGAGTATAGAACAGGCAACGCTAGACGAATGATAGCAGATGCTCAAGGTCAAGTTGAAATCATCGAAGTGTTTGAATTTGAAAATAAGGGAGTGTGGCAAAGAGAAGATAGACTGTTAGCACTTGCGACATTCTATTGGGAGGCGGAACAAGACTGGTCTGATTTTGTCCAGCAAGTCACTTCAGTTGGAGACCGCATGTTTGCAGAGTTCAACAACGAAGTTGAAGACACTGTGACACAGTACATGCAGTTTAAAACGGGAGGTCGTTTGTTATGAGACAAATCATAAATAAGATATGTTGTTGGTGTCGAGAATACCCAAACGATGAGCCATGTTGTTGGTGCAACGATCAAGATGATTTTGAGGATGATGACGATGAAATTGACTAATAAAAAAGTAAGAATTACCTGCACCAATTGTCATGGATATTGTCAGTTTGATTACGGGGATCACTTGCCTACGTTCAGAGGTGATCGTGGTACTGACTGCGAAGAATGCAAAGGCACAGGTTATCTGTGGCTAAATAAAGATAAGGGTAC